AATGAGTTCGAGGACGATAACGACGATGAATGGACTGATGAAGAGACTGTTCGTATAGCCGAGTACTGGTACAAGGTACCGACCAAGCGAGACCTGTGGTTACTCGAAGACGGAACCGTGGTTGATTCAGAGTCGGATGAGGCCACACCCGAAGTCAAGGCCATGGTCAAGGAAATACGCACCGTCAAGACCAAGAAGATCATGATGTGTGTAATGTCCGGTGCTCGTATTCTTGAAGGTCCAATCGAATGGGCTGGCCGCAAGTTCCCGTGGGTGATGGTGCATGGCGAGTACAAGGTTATCGAGGGCCGTGCTTACTGGTGGGGTCTGGTCCGTCACAGCAAGGATGCCCAGCGCAATTACAATATCTCCAAGACCGCCATTGCCGAGACTGTCGCTCAGGCACCAAAGGCCAAGTGGTGGGCTACTTCCAAGCAAGCGGCCGGACACACTGACGAATGGGCCAAGGCTGACCGTGAGAACATGCCTTACATGCTGTATGAGTCTGATCCACAGTCACCGGGCGCACCGAGCAGAATGGGCGCCGCTGATGTGCCGGTCGCACTATTACAGCAAGCCTCGGTCGATAACGAAGACCTGAAGGATGTAATGGGCTTGCCGGATGAGTCCATGGGTGATCGTGGCTCGAGTGTATCGGGCAGAGCTATTTATGCCAGACAGCAGCAGGGCCAGATAGCCACGTTCAATTACCGGGACAACATGACCTCGGCTGTTGAATACACCATGGAGTTACTGATCGACCTAATCCCCGAGATATACGACACCGAGCGTGAGTTGCGAGTACTGGGCTCAGACGGTGCCGAGGATTACATGAAGGTTAATCAGGTGGTATACGATGAGCGTTCTGGCAAGTCAGTCCGGGTTAATGATCTGGCGGCCGGCAAGTACGATGTCACCGTCACCAGTGGTCCGGCATTCTCTACCTTAAGACAAGAGGCGGCCGAGACTTACGGCCAACTATCACAGCAATTCCCTGAAATGATGGCGATGGCCGGTGACTTGATATTCAAGAGCATGGACCTGCCGTATGCCGAGGAAATAGCCGAACGCATGAAGATGATGTTGCCACCTGAGATCCAGCAGCAGATGGGTGATGAGGGTGCAGAGATTCCACCGGAGGTCCAGCAGGCCATGATGATGGCTGACCAAGCCATGCAACAGGCTCAGGAATATGGACAACTGGCACAGGCGGCGGCCCAAGAGGTTGCTGGTGAACAGGCTGAGGTGGACAAGGGCAAGACCGAGCTTGAGAAGGCCAAGGCCGAAGTACGCACCGAGATTGCCAAGCTGGGTGAGAAAAAGGCATTGTTTGATGCTCATGTATCCGAGGTGGTTGCTGACCTGTCAGACAAGCAGGCCGAGGCCGCCCAGAAGATGGTTGAGATCCAGCCTGAACTGGCTAAATATGATGAGATTGTCGAGGCCAAGGGCGATGTCAGTCAGACCAAGGAAAGCCTTGGCATTGTTGATGACCTGTTGGCTAACTTTATGCAGGCCGCCGATGAGGCTATTGGTAGCATTGCCAAGAAGGCAGACCGCAAGGTTACGGGTGGTACTACAAGGCGAGAAGGTGGTAAACTCGTGGCCGATGTACAGTATGACGATGGTTCAAGCCGCAGCCTGAGTGCCGTTCGCAAGGACGGTGAGTTGCAGATTGAGCCGGAAGGACCTTAATTCGCCGGGAGGCGCACACGCAAGGGTGATCCATGCAAGAAGCAGTAGCGGACCTTGAACCGCAGACAGATGCAAGCGAAAGTTCGGAGACTGGTTATGTAGACCGGTCGATTGACACCTCGATTGCCCCAGAGCCGGTGGAGGCCGAGTCTGAGGTAAAAGAGGTAGAACCGGAAATCGAAGCGGATTCATCCCCCGCCGAGGTAGAAGTCCTCGAGGAAAAAGCTGATCCGCCCGATCCTGATGCCGAGTTTGGCGAGAAGGTGAAAAAGCGGATAGATGAGGTAACCGGAAAGTGGCGTGAGTCGGACCGGAAGCTGACTGCTAGGGATTTGGAGATTGAAGACCTCCGTGCCAAGTTACAGGCAGTCCCGCAACCAGCAGAAGAGCCGTTCAAGACACTGGCTGACTTTGAGTACGATGAGGGCAAGTACCAAGCCTATATGGCTACAGAGATTCCACGCCGTGCGACTGTTGCAACAGAACAGGCGATGCAGGGCTACGAATCTCAGGAACAGGCCAAGGTCATTGATGAGAAGTTTGCTGAATCGGAAGCTGAGTTTGCGAAGACCGTGGAGGATTACAAGGATGTGGTGTATGACCCGTCTTTACGCATATCGCCAGCAATGGCTAACGTGTTCAAGGACAATGCCGCACCCGAACTTGCGTATTTTCTGGGCAATAACCCGGATATTGCAAGTGATTTATCTGCACTGTCGCCAGAGGATGCTGGCTTTAAGATGGGCATTCAATTCGCTGAACTACAGGCCGCCAAAGCTGCAGCCAAGCCAAAGAAGGTTACCAAGGCACCCCCACCTGCGCCGAAGATTAAGGCTGGTGATGCCGGGATGACCAAAGACCCAGCAGATATGTCTGACTCTGAGTTCCGCAAGTGGAGGGAAAAACAAATAGCATCACGTTAGGAGTAATAACGTATGGCTAACACCCTCTCCGTAATTGATATGGTGACAAGGGAGGCGCTTCGCATTGCACATGAGAAGTTGTCATTCATTGGCACCATTGACCGGAGTTATGACTCGTCTTACGCCAAGTCCGGCGCCAAGATCGGTGATACACTCCGCGTCAGAAATCCGAACCAGTATGTTCGCCGGCAAGGCAGCCGGGTCATGGACGTACAGGACCAGCAAGAGGAGACACAGAATGTAACCGTCGCCACACAAGATGGCGTCGACATGAAGTTCAATTCTGCTGAACTCTCTCTCTCCATTGACGAACTCTCACGCCGTTACATTGAACCAGCTACATCGGTTCTGGTGTCCGGTATTGAGTCTGATGTACTGCAGGGCGTCACCAAGGAAATCTACAACCAGACCGGTACCACTACGGAAGTTGTAGGTGCTACTGACTTGGACGCAGTATCCCAAGCACGGGCCAAGCTGAATCAGCAACTGGCACCGAAAGACAATAACCGTTGTATCCAGATGGATTCAGTCACGATGGCTGGTGTTATCAACGGTGGTCGCGCTTTGTTCAATGACCAGAAGCAACTCAGCACGGCATTCAAGGAAGGTTATCTTGGGCGCTTCGCCGGTGCAGACTGGTACGAGAACGACCGGACGTATGCACACACCAACACCACAGACGCTGATGTAGCGTATGCGGTTGATGATGCGACTCGCTTGGCCGCTTATACCGATGCGGTTGGCCTGTCCGTGCTGAACTTCGATGCACAGGGTACTTTGAGTTATTCCATTGGTACCACGTTCACGATTGCAGGCCTGTATGACTGCCATCCTGAGACCAAGGCGAAATACGCGCACCTGAAGCAATTTACGGTGATTCCACCTGACACCTCGACCACGGCAACGCAGTCTGACATCACGTTCAGCCCGACGATTCGTACCGGTGGTGCGAAACAGAATTGCTGGATCTCTGGTGGTTCTGCAAGCATTTCGGCGCTTGAGGATAATGTTACGGCCTGCTACGCAGGTAGTGGTGTTGTTTACCAGTCGAACCTCATGTATCACAAGGATGCGTTCACGTTCGTAACGGCTGACCTGCCGATTATGGATGATGCCATTCGCTGTGTTCGCCGGATGCAGGATGGTTTGAGCATCAGGTGCTGGCAGGGTAGTGACATCAGGAATGATGAGTTGCTGCTCAGGCTGGACATCCTCTACGGTTACAAGACCTTGCGACCTGAATGGGCTTGTCGGCTGAATAACTAAGGGAGTAGATCATGACTATTACTTCTGAAGTTGAACGGCTTGATACAGGCGATACCGAGGGTTGTAAGTATCGTGGCTATCATCGCGAAGTAATCACTGGTAAGGAGAATGCGCTTTATCCGTATATCCTGTCTCCCAGTGAAAGCGGCGCGCTGTGTGTTCACGGTGACACTGATGGTGCCGCTTGGATTCTGCCACCGGCCGAAGCTGGCTTGTGGTTTGAGTTCACAGCAACGGTATCGGTAACCACAGCCGACGTTTATTCAGTGACCACCTCGAGTGGTGACTTTATAGCGGGTGTGGTTGTCGGTGGTAACCTGACAATCGGAGCATCCGGTGATGTATTTACTGGTGATGGGGCCGCGCACGTTACGATTACCCAGAACGGTGGTACCACGGGTGGTTTGATTGGTGATAGTTTCGTCCTGACTGCGATTAACAGTTCGCAGTGGGTGGTTACACAGGGTGTCAATATCGGCTCAGGCACCAACGCAACACCATTTGCTTAGGAGAGCATTATGACTATTGCAGCAGAATTACAGTCAATCTCCAGCCAAGATGGTGATGGCAGTCTTGCGAAGGGAATCCACCGTGAGGTGGTTAAATTCTCGAGTACGACAAACGGTGGTGCTGGTATTGGGTTGGTGAATTATCAACTCACGCCGGCACAGTCCGGTGCATTGGTTATTTTTGCATCGGCCACTGGCAACTTGGTAACTCTACCTGCACCCGTTAAGGGTATGCAGTTTGAGTTTATTGTGGAGATCGCAGCCAGCAGTAACGAGCACAAGATCCTGACGCAGACAATCGCATCAGAGTTCCTGCTTGGGTCCATTATCTCGGCCTCGGAAACGGTGGCAGAGGGTATGGATTGCTTTACGGCCAATGGCAGCACCCATGTTTCAATCTCGATGAACGGTACGACTACGGGCGGTGAGGTTGGATCACGATTTGTGCTCACTGCACTCAGTGGTACGCAGTGGCTAATCAAGGGTGTGAACCAAGGTAGTGGCGGTGCTGTCACCGATCCATTCGACACAACTTAGGAGAGCGTTATGGCGATTCCAGCAGAACTGTACGAACTGTCTAGCCGCGATCCTGATGGATCAATTTGGACAGGTGCAAGGCGCGAGATCATCACTGGCAAGGAGGGCGCTACCGGGTTGGTGGCTTATCAACTGTTGCCTGAGCAATCGGGTGCATTGATTGTCAACAACTCATTGACCGGGGCGCTTTACAGGCTGCCGACACCAGTGGAGGGCATGTGGTTTGAGTTTTGGACAAAGTTGGCTTGTACCAGTAACGAGTACAAAGTGATAACCAAGACCATTGCGACCGAGTTTATTCTCGGTGCAGTAACGGCCACTCATGCCACAGTAGGCTCATCGGGTACGGCGTATCCTGCGGTGACGGGAGACTCTTATGTTTCTCATAACCAGAACGGTACTACCTCCGGTGGCGTTCCGGGCGATCAACTCATCTTAACTGCAGTCAGCACCACACGCTGGGTTGCATCGGGATGGAGTGTTCAGTCCGGGTCTACGGGAACACCGTGGAGCACAAGCTAGAACTGGGCGGGGGGCTTCGGCCCCCCATCCTTTAGCTGAGGAAAGTACATGACCAAACAGGCGCGGTTGGTACACGAACAGTGTGACGTTGCTGTTGTTGATTTGAGTGACAACGTAACGACTGTTTTTGATGGGCCGTGCATGTTATACGGAGTTTATGTTGACACCGTACTCTCCGGTGAAGTTTGCCCGATTCAGGATGGATCACAGGCAGAGCGCACCAATCTTGCCCTGTATTCACAAGACTTTACTAATGCCGCTTGGACAGAAACCAACACTGACCAGCCGAGTCAGGTAATCGCACCTGATGGCACGGCAACGGCAGATGAGATTGCGGCAACGTCTACAGCCGATCAGGCGTTTGCTATTTATCAGGGCTTTACCGGGTTGACCGCTGCACAGGCAACAACCGTGTCATGTCACTTAAAGCCCGGAGTTAATGCAACCCTTGCACAACTGGCATGGGATTCTGACGGTTCCGGTGCAGATGGGTTATTCTGTAACTTCAACTTATCAACCGGGGTCGCCGGCACTGTGACCGCATTAGCTGCAGGAACCGCCACAAGTGCAGCAATTAAGGAGGTTGACAAAGATTACTACCGGTGCTCAATCGTCGGCTCGATTGCGGTTGGCACGGTGGGGCGACTCACGCTCAGTATCAGCGACAACATTGCAGGCGCGGTATTTGAGGCCGCCGACCTGACTGACAATGACAGTATTTATGCTTGGGGCGCTCAGGCCGAAACTGAGGGCGGCGTTACGGCCTACATTCCAACTACTGACACCATTCGTGGTGGTAATTATCCACCGGTTGTATTGCCGGCAACTTTGGCCGCAGGAACTAACCTGACATTTCCCGGCATACGTTTTGAAAACTCACTGGTGGTCAATCCCGATGATAGTGCGACCGGTGAAATCAGGGTTACATACCGCAGGGTTAATCCGAATTGAGGTAAGCAAATGACAAAACAGGCAGAATTAGTACAGCAACAGTGCGATTATGCTGTGGTTAATGTTGCAGATAACAGCACAACCGTTTACACGGGGCCATGCGTTCTCTACGGCATTTATGTGAACACCATATTATCAACGCATATTTGTCCTATCGAGGATGGCACTACCGCGATTATTACCCTGCCAGTAGACTTGGCGGCCGGTACCAATCTGACGTTTTCGGGCATACGTTTTGAAACGAGTCTGGTAGTTGATCCTGATGATGCTGCAACTGGAAATATCACCGTGATCTATCGCAAGGTTAATCCAGACTTTGTTGACGGGCTCACTGTCATTACGTCATGAGCACGGTACTGGAAGTTATTGAGGACGCACTGCGCGAAATCAACGTGATTTCCGAGGTGGGCTCAGCCAGTCCTGAGCAGGGCAAGTTCGGCCTGCGGCGTCTTAACCAGATGCTGGCTTTGTGGCGTGAGACCATGGACATTGACCTTGGCTATTTCAGCCAGTCTGCGACCACGGGCACTATGCCAACACCTGAATGGGCAGAGCTTGCTATTGTGACGGGCTTGGCAGTGACCATGGCGCCCAAGTACGGTGCTACGATATCGCAGGAACTGGCGATGGTTGCGGCCCAGAGCATTGGTGCAGTACAGACCAAGCTGATCGTGGAGAAGAAAAAGGGGGTTGATCTATCTTATCTACCGGTTGGATCCGGTCATTATGGCCGTGGAACAAACATACTGACGGATAGCTAATATGCCGGGTACATTGTTAGCGCCGGGACATCGACCTGATAAACAGGTAGATGGCTTTTTCTCTAAAAATACTTGGCAACGTATGGGTGCTGCTTTAGCGCCGCCCGGCGCACGGCAGATGATTGACATTGGCGCCTCTGGTGATAAAGAGGTCCAGTTATTTGCCTCTGAAACCCTTGAGATCATGAAGGGTATGCCGGAAACGGCCTTAACGATTGCCTCGGCCATTCCACCTTTGATTGAGGGCGGTTACGGTGCCGCAACGATTGCCGGGCTGCCAGAAGACAAGCGCCCCAAGGGTATTCGTGCTGATGGTCGCTGGCACAATTCACTCATGGGTGAAGATCCAATCAGCCCCGGTGAAATGGTTGATTACACGGTCGAGAAGAGAATGCACACGCCCACGAACGAGGCATCCATCCGGCAGCTTGAGGGCATTGGTGAGGTCACAGAAGAGGTTGGTAATGCTCTGTTGCCGCTGCGTGAGGGTTATGAGAACACCATGAATCCTCTGGTTGGTGAGAAGGTCGCCGGCGGTTTATATGCTGGTGCTCAGGCTGGTGCGATGTTGGCGCCTACCACACCTTTCCGTGTAGCTAACAAGCTGGGCCGATATGCGGGCCGGGCTGCGGCCAGAGCGCGTGGCTTGAACGCCATGAGTGATCTTCCAGCATTGCCACGGCCATTACCGCCAAACGCCAGAGGTCCGATGGGCGATCTATATCCTGAAATGCGCGGTGGTCCTGCTTGGCACGCTTCGCAGGCCAAGTACGACGTACCGAGCATGGACTACAATAAGACCGGTGTTGGTGCCAATGCCAAGGGTTACGGCCATTACGTGGCCGAGGATGTCAATGAGGCTGGCTTTTACATGAACCAGTTTGACTCGCCGGGCAAATACACGGTGAGCGTGAAGGGCTTGAGTGAGGCTGAGAACGCCGCCTTACAAGACACCATTAACATGGCCCGGCCTGACCTGTTCGATAGTGCCAAGCCGGCCAAGGCCATGGCTGAACACCTTGACCGCACCATTAAGAATACTGAACAGATGTTGCAGGAACGCATAGCACTTGCCAAGGACCGGCCCAACAGCATGTACGGTGGTGAGCGTGGTGAGAGTATAGTCAGTGAGCTTCAGGGCCAACTCGATAGCCTGAAGTCTGCCCGGTCCAAGATGGACAATATCGCTGATGATGCTGTGGAGATAAACCGCGGCGCCTATATGTACGAAGAGGACATTCCCGATACTGATATTGAGAAGATGCTGGACTGGGATAAACCGCTGAAGGAGCAAGAACACGTATTAGAT